CCAACGGCACCTGAAATTGGAATGCCAATAGTGAATGTTTACTCAAGTAATAGATTTAAAGTTCAAAGAGATATACCTTATTCCCAGTCACTAAACTTGGCAAACCTGAAAGAAAGATATTTTGACTTAACGGCTCCTAACATAATTCAAACAACAATCAACGGAAGTGCCCCTATTTTTGATAACATGTTAATTTTGTTAGTTGACCAAGGAACTGCGTCACAACTAACATCTGGGTCTATCGTAACATTTAATGACCCTGCGAATGTAACGGATATTAACATTTCAGGATTAACTAATCAAAATCAATTTGGTTCAAACTCAATTACAGGTACTTCAACGACCGCACTCACTCAAACAAATATTACATTCGCAAGTCCCGTAAACGGTAACCCGCAAACTGTATCAGTTGCTTTATCAGGTTCTAACTCAGAAAAACAATACGAGTTCAAAACAGGTATGGAGTATTTTCAAGTCATTACCGGTATGACAACTTACCAAGCCGACTTAATCGCACTCGGTACCCCAATATCACAAAACCCAAATCCAACAAACCAACTAAATAATTCAAGTTTATTAAGAAAATACTTTTTAAATAAACGACAACTAATTTATTATGAAGATTCTAATGGAAATAATAGAACAGAATTAATAAATCCACTTACAATAGTAGGTGAGACTTGGAAAAATTTAGAGATAGTATTTTTAGTAAGAGGTGTTGACATGTATAGTGACCCACAAAACATTACTTACGATTTGTCTAAACTTTTTGGACACACATCATTCAATGGGTCTGTTTCAGTGAGTGGTAACTTTAACTTAAACGTTCCTGTTCAACCAAACTCAAACAACCCTACTTTTGTTAGTACTCCAAAATCACCTGAGTCACATATGGTGGCTTACAATACTTCAAAACTTTTCCACCAACCTTATAATTTTCAAGTAGATAATTCACAATTTAGTGCCGTGACATCAACAGCTTTAAGATTTTATTCATCTATGGATAAATCAAGAGGGGTTGGTTATACATCGGCAGGTGGTTTAGGTATTGGTTCATACACTAACGGAAGTGTTATTAATGATAATACAAGTAATACACAAACATTAAACTTTTTTGGACCAAACACATATCAAGGTAACGTAGAAGGTGGTTCTTTAATGGCTCAAACTTCGACACCAGGTAATAATATAAATTCGTTGAGTAATTATAACGGTAGAAATTATTCACCGGCTTATCATGTGACAAATTCTTCATTATCGGTATCAATATCAGGACCTAACCCCAAACTTGTAATGAGGTCAGATAGACTACCAACATCTGATAAAACACAAGTTTTTGGTGGTATCTCACATTTACTACATCAAAATGATAACTTTGGTATATACATATTAAACACATCGGGACCATCTTCTACTTTTGCAAATCAAGCGACCGACTCTACAAATAACGCTCAAGATTTAAGTCCAGATGGACCACCAACACAGGCAAGTAGCGTTTTATCAACATTCGATTGTGCGGGAATGGTGCCACTAAAATGTTACAAAGTAGACCCTGTTACAAATAGTTTCACAGTTGAAACTCCATGTCCTGATAATGAAAACCCTGTTAGAGTTAAATCAGGTTGTTATCAGTTTGTACAAAAACCATACTTGGTTTCGATAGGTAAAGACTTACAAAATTTTGCAGAATGGAAGTCAAGGTTCAGAATGATGTTTGGAGCATGTAGAGGAATTTTCTCTCATGTATTTCAAAACAATTGGGTTAACGGTTCATTATATATGTTTTCATTTAAAAAACAAACAACTTTTTCTATCATAGGACAACCAAAAAAATATAAGTTTTGTGGAACATACGACTCAACAACCAGACCTGGTCAAGGCCCAATATTTTATACATCAGGTTCAACAAATTCATTCTTTTATAGAGCAACACCATACAACGGAACTAACTTTGTTGGACAAGTTCCACAACAAGGAACTTTTGTAAATCCAACAATACAACCCGTTACTTTTGATGCTGTGAACGATAGAAATATTATGTTCCCAACAACAATAATGGACTTAGGACCTCGTGATGAATTTACACAACAAATCTGTGCAAACCCACAATTCCAAGGTTATATAATAGATTTGATTAAATCGACCTCCTTTCAAGATACATCAGACTTACTCCAATTGTTTATTATTTCAAGACTTATAAATACCAATTTTCTAAGTCAACTTGTTGGTTTAGGAGATGCATCAATAAATAAAATGTTCTCAAGAACGGGTGATAGATTGGATGGTGATATAACACAACTTTTTAGTATAAATTCTGAGTTTGGAGTTGCTGGATTTAGTGAAGATGAATATGACGGGACAGGTGATGTTTACATTTCTACATCAGGGCCTGCTACGTTAGGTGTGTTCTTTACGTCCTCTACAGAAAATAGAATAGTTGTAAGTCCTGGAATTACAACATTCACTCCTCAATTAACAAATTTTTACGGGTTTCCAAAAACACAAGAAGTACCATTCTACCAATGGCAACTTAACCAACAACAAGTACCAACAATATTCGGTTCCGATACTAATAATTGGAATACCAATTTGATAGGTGGTGGGTTTTACAAACAAAAATATCAAGCATTAAGTTTTAGTCAGGCACCATTTTCACAGTATTTCAATAATCTTAACACAGGTAAACGAGGTTATATTTATAATTCCACAACAGGTGGTGCAACAGACGAAACATTCCCACAAGGTCAATCAACTTCGTTTTTGGTTGGTGCTCCTTACCATTTCTATTTTGGTTTGAATGTAGGGAAAACTTCAATAAGCACTTACATTAAAAAATATATTCTAAATCAAGATGTCTGAGAATAACGAAATATTGATTGTTTTGGGTTCCAAAAGATTTGCATCTAACACAGATAAAGATGTTTGGATTCAAGCTCCGTTAATTGGAGACAGAAGAACTATGGTTGAAGGAGATAGAACAAGAACTATCAATTTAGAAGAGCAATTCAATCAAGAAAGACAAAATAGTGATATATTTCGACTGTCGGGAAAAATAACAAATATATTTCAAAACTCTGTTAGTGGTAAAACAACTTATGCACCTTACAGAGATTCTCTTTATTATACAAATGCAATAGCAAATGCTACAGCGAATATACCTCCTAATCCAAATGTTGCTTGGGAAGGTTATCCACAGTTTGATGAATTTATCATTCTTAGAAGTACTGGTGTTACAAACCATGTAACATTTGTTCCAAAAAGTGCAACAACATATAATTGGTCTTGTTATATATCTTACCCATTTAGTAGTGACACCCAACAACCAATGTCTTATACAAATGAGACGTTTAACGTAACTAACAATTTTATTGCAAGTGACGGAATTCCATTTGTAATAGACACCAATTCCTTTAATGGTAAAAATTTGGTTTATTTTTATTGTGGTACAATACATAACTTGAGTGTTGGTGATTATGTAGAATTGAACATACCATCAAACCCTTCAGGTCTTGGGGGTAAAAACAGATTTCAAGTTTATCTTTTGGGGGACGGTACTTATGGAACGGAGTCTAATGTTTTTGCAATTTACGATTTAAAGTTTCCTGCCGCACAAACAACCACAGGTACTATTGGGACATTTAAAAGAATAGTTAATATTGGAAACGTTTCGGAATCTAAATCATCATATTATGTGAGATTACACAAAATCATAACAAATGTGACTGATTGTAGTATTTCACAAGCAGGTTTTGAAAATAATCCATTTAATACAAAAACCAAGTTAGAATACTCAGCACTTACACCGAACCAAACTCAAAGGGTTTCAATGAAAGAAGGGTCTAAAACTTTTTCATATACAATTAACAAAGATATTCCAATTTCAGGGTATAAAGATAACAACGGAAAACCAATAACCGAACTATTTTTTACAATGATAGAAAGGGGTTATATGGGTTGGTTTAATCCACCAGCTATTAATCAGTTCAATCAACCTACCGCGATTGATATTGGTTGGGGATTTAATTTCTTAGAAAATTCTATCGACACTTGGTGGGACCATTCTTCAATCAATAACAAAGACTCAATACCTTTGGGTAATTATGAATTCCCAACAGGTAGCGGACAATTTTTCTACTATAATGATTTTTTAAAAGATGGTGATATTATAAAAGGTGACTTTTGTGAGTACAATAATATTGAACAACAAGAGTATGTCATTTCAAAAATGTATCACAAGTATTCATTTAATAATTCATATTTTTACGATACGGCAACACCTAATTACCCAAGTGGTTACGTATACGAGCCACATCACTCAATAAAAATAAGGGTATTTAGTGATTATTTAGAATTTGGTAATCCTGAAGATGTTGATAATATACCGAACTATGCTTGGTTCTCAACTTATGAGAATACATTTTTTTGGAAAGACCTATACACTTATGGATACATAGATGGTGATAGTTTGGGGGTTGACTATCCTTTTATAAATGGAGCACATTATCCGTTTCAAGACATATTACTATTACAAAAACCAATTCAAAGGACAACAAAGGTTAACACCACCTTGATAAACAATTTAACAAACGACAACTGTGAGTAGCCATTATAGATTTACTTTGAATGTTAATGACCAAGAAATCAACATTCCAATCGAAATAAAATTCGACATGGAAGGTAGAGACCAAGGAGTTGAAAGTTTAGAGAATGAAATTATTCAAGACATTATTAACGGAGTAGATGACTTTGAAATCACAAGATTTGCTCACGCTCCGTGGGATACAAACCCTGACAAAACAGAGATATATTATCAGTTTAATTTTTTCAACCCACAGTTACCAACTGATTTTATAACAAACCCACCAACATCAACCGATTGGTTAGATGATTATGAATATGCAACCTTTACAAACTCAGAAATATATTATTTTTCTAATTCATTCAAAGGTTCTTTTTTTAAGTTGGATTTCTATGATACAAAAATTAACGAAAACCAAAAAATACTTTTTAGTGTGATATTACCAACACAACAAGGTCTTAAAGAACCGGGAACTATTGGACCCGCACTAAACCCAACAACGGTTCAAGTTAAAAAACCAAAGTATGCATTAGACTACGTTGGTGCCGACAAAGAAGGGTTTTTCTACTATTGGTTAAAAAACACAAGTTATATAAACCAAACTACGTTTTACATGAGTTGTAAGTTTTTTAATGCAAAAAAAGGACAGTTTGTTAGAATGATGAACGAACCACAATCTAGTTTTATTGGTGGTGGGGCTTACAATTTTGATAAAGAGTTATTTTTTTATTACAAAGTCGATTTCGATTATAACAATTACGAATATAAAGTTTACAAAGAAAGTCCCGCACTTACACGAAAAGGTGAGGGACCGTTGGCCACTGAAGCCATAATGTGGTATGAATATGTTAACCCATAATGGAAGCTGAAAAATATAGTATAGTAGTATCCCCTGAAAACCTGTCTTCAGACTTGTTGACTACCATTTACACTGCAAGTACAATTTATGCTTTAGGTGAAAATGAATGTCTAACTGCGAATACACCATTTACTGCAAACACACAATCGGTAATAACGTATTCAGGTTTATCTTATATTTTAACTGGGGGCACAAACGGGTCATCATTATTAACGGGACTAACAATTCCGATAATATTCAATCAAACTTACAACGACATCGGATTTTACTCAGAATTTGATGGTTTGATGTATCAAAAAGATATTGTGACTAACTTTCTTTATTCGGGTACAAACATTAATAACACTAATCTAATTACGTTATATAACACTTCGGGAGATTTTACTGTAAGTTATTTAGACTTCACAACATATAGTGTGGATTGGGGAGACGGTTCTCCAACAGAAAGTTTAACCTCGACAACTATAAATCATAACTACATTAACACAGGAAATTTTGTAATAACACTTTCGGGGTCAAACCCTTGGGGGGTTACAGTAATTCAAAAACCTGTAACAATACCTTATCAGTTGGCAAGTGTACCAAACCCAAATGGAAATATAGTATTCACACCACAACAAGGAAGTTGGGCTAACACTCCGTTATCATATAATTACATTTATGATTTAGATGGTGATATAAGTGCACAATACCAGCAATCAAGTAATTGGACAACGGTGCCTTTTATTGTTTCAGGTTACACAACATCAAGATTATTAGACTTAAAAAGATACGGACCAAACCCATACACGGTTGGTTATGTTTTTTCTAAAAACAATCAAGTATTTGGTCAAATTAATTCTATGAGTCCTGATTTTACTGGATATACTATAAATAATATTGATTACTACGATTTATCTAATGGAAAAACATTCTATGTTGTTAATAGTAGTGGTATTACTGCAAATGACATAGTGGTGTCTGCAATTACAAAAAATGAGTATCTATTAGATTTTGTAATGGCACCTGAAGTTCAATCAGATGTTTTTATAGAAAGAGGTAAATACACGGCGTTTGAACAACTACAAAGACTTGGGGAAGTGGATAATATTGGAGACATGGAAAGATACGGTTACGGTTTCTTCAAAATTAATAGAGCATAAAAAACTAAATAAACTATTTATAAAATAAAAAAATGGCACTTGGCACATATGGAATTGTAAGACCTGCTGATGTATCTCCTGATGATGTTGATATTATTCTACATTATACCGCATCAAGAGATGTAACAGATAATTTTTTACTAAAAAAATTAAATTCACAAAGCATTCTAACACCTTACTTCCACAACGCAGATACAGGAGGTAATGCAAACGTTGAATTATTAGGAGGACTTTACAATTTAAAATTACCAGCAACTGAATTTAATAAAAAAGGAATATATACACTTTATATAAGACCTGCAGAAATAAGAACTACAATTTCAGATTGTGGTGTGTTATCGGCTTTACCAAATGTAAAAGGGATTATTATAGATATCAATCAAGTTCCTGCACAATTTAGAAGTAGATTTACAAATCAAGGTTTAGTTGGTTATAGGGTTGAGTACTTGAATCAAGATGGAACAAAAATTCCAAATTTTTATAGAATTATAACATCTTCGTTTTTTTGTGAACCTGTTGTTACAGAACAAGTAAACTCTTCTCAAAAAAATATTAGATATAGATATGTTGATGGAGGTAGTGATTTGATATTTTGTACATTATCACCCTCTTCTTCACCAACAAACAAACCAGCATCAACACCTTTTATTGGACAACCAAATCAAAGTATTATTGTAACAAATACCTTTTTTAATCCAATCACTATAGACATTCAGATGGCTGATTATGATTTGGATACTATTGCTATTGCTCTTTATGGTAATCAAACTAAAAGTATTGAAGATGGTATCTACACTTTATATGATAGTGCTGGTAATATTTACAAACAATACAATCTATTTGAGATTAGAGATAACTTTAATGAGCTACTTTATGAAGTTCGACAAGATAGAGGTAATAATATAGACTTTAGTAAAAACTTTACAAACATTATAACTTAATGGCTAATAAGATTTTTTTTCCTCCTGGTGGTGTAAAAACATTTTCAGATAACTTAGTCGGCTTTCAGATAGTCGATGGGGGAGGTCTTACGCAAGGTAATTTTCAATTTACAACTGCAATTTATGAAAAGACAAACAGAACTTTTGATACTGGTATCTTTTCTGATGCGTATACTTTAGAAAATTTGAAAATTGATAGTATACAACAAGCTAAAAAAATTGTTGAAAAAAACTTCAAAGTCTACCCAAATTTTGATTTATCTGAAATTACAAGTTTTGCGCAATACGGGTCATTAGCTAAAAGAATGTCTGCATCTGCAATTAGAATTCTCAACAATTTTCCTGGGGCTATAGAGATATATAATACACCCGTTTCAAACTTATATTCAGGACCGACAGCTTTCAATATTTCTTATAACGCAAAAAATAACGAAACAAGTATGACTTTAGATTGTGTTTTATTTAGAAACCCATTTCTAATCGACTATACTGTAAATGCTAAAAGAAATATTGAAGTACAACCATTCCCTGTGAGTAAATATCGAGCACTAATTGAGTACTACGAAAAATATTCTTTATATTTTGAAGACCTCAAAGTCGAGTATCCATTAACAGACTTTATTCCTGCAACTTCGTTTAGTGCAAAAACTATCGATATTATTGTAGAGGGTAACCCATTTAGTGGACAAACGTTTTATGGTGGACCTTTAATAATCAAACCATCAAATGAATTGACACAACAAATATTTGACGAGGAATTAGATGAAGTAGAAAAGTTTTTATTGAACAGGAATACTACTCCAAAATACATGTCAACATTTGTTTATCCCGATTATGGGTCAAATGGTAAAAAAACAATTTATACTGAAAAAATTGCTTGGCCACTTTCAGGTTTTTGGAACTTAGAAATAAACGGACAAGTGTTCGACAAATATTTAACTGATTTACAAAGAATATCTTCAATTTTAGATGAGTATAAAACTAACCTAATAAGTAGATTTTTGGTCACAGGTTCAATTAAAGAATTTGATACCCCTGACCAAAGAGTTGAAAAAGTGTTACAATTATATGGTAGAGAATTTGACGAAGTTAAAAAATTCATAGACGCTTTGGCTCATATGAACTCTGTTAATTATCAAGTTGGAAATGATATACCTTCGCAACTATTGTCAAATTTGGCTCAAACTTTAGGTATCAATCCAAATATCTCACCTATTACAACAGATAATTTTATTGATTCAGTTTTTAACCCAAACCCACAACAGATATACGCTGGTCAGTCTGAAACTCAGACACCAACAGAGTTGAATTATCAATATTATAGAAATGTAATATTAAATTCGGCATACATGTTTAAAACTAAAGGTACTAGAAAATCTTTAGAGTATATCATGAGATTTATCGGGGCTCCCGACGCACTATTAGAATTTAACGAAGTAATATATTTAGCCGATACAAAAATTAATACTAATAAGTTTGATGAACAGTTTGCTTCAATTTCAGGAGGAACAACGTTTATTCAAGAACCAACTTTAGACACAGCGAACACATTTAGTATACAAGGGGTCACATACACTGGATATACAACATCAGGTCTA